GGACCCGGCATATCAGCGGAACGGGATCTTCATGTTCAAGGACCTCACCCTGGCGGCGCTCAAGAAGCTCAAAGACAGCCAGAATCGCCCGCTGTGGCTGCCGGGGATCGCCACCCGCGAGCCCGATACCATCCTCGGGAAGCGCTTCGTGGTCAACCAGGATATCGCCACGATGGCGGCGAACGCGAAGTCGGTGCTCTTCGGCGACTTCAGCAAATACATCATCCGCGACGTGACGCAGGTGGTGATGCTGCGCCTGATCGAGCGGTACGCCGAGTTCGGCCAGGTGGCGTTCCTGATCTTCACGCGCCACGACGGGAACCTGCTCGACGCCGGGACGGATCCGATCAAGCACTACGCCAACTCGGCAACTTGAGGAACAGTTAGCGTAAACCGGAGATTCGTGTGGCGAATCCGGAGATCTCGAAATGGTCGGCTGTGGGTGGTCGCACAAATCGCGGCCGCCCACAGTCGGCTGAGCACAAACGAAACCGAGCGGCATCAGTGGCCAGGACACTCTTGGGCATTCGTCGCCCACTTGCCGTCGATCACGATCACAGAACAGGCAAGGTGCGTGGCCTGCTCTGTCATCGCTGCAACACCGCGATGGGGCTTCTTCGGGATGATCGAGAAGTTATAGAGAGAGCCCTGCGTTACATCTCTCGGAATAATGCGGTGGGGGGATGAAAGTCAAGTTCCTGAAATCGATTGCCGGGGACCGCTTCGCCTACGACGTTGACGAGATCGCAGACGTGCCTGATGGCGATGCGGTGAAATGGATCGCCAGCGGCGTCGCGGAAGGGCTGCCCGGTGACCCCTCGACAGGCTCAGGGCCTGGCGGTCGACAGGCTGCGGCGATTCGCCCGCCAGAACGGGCGGTGCGGCCCAAGGTCAAGTTCCGCCGGCCCGGTGGTTCGACAGGCTCACCACGTGGAGGGCGCTGATGGCACTGCTGGCAGCGGCGCTGACGAGCCTGGCCAAGGTGCGGGCGCATCTCAAGATCGCGACGGATGAGCACGATGAGATCCTCGAGGACATCATCGACTCGGTCACGATGAAGTTCGAGCAGGTCACGCGCCGCCGGCTGAAGGCGCGGAATTATAAACCGACCGGCGCCGGCGCCGGCGAGGTCGAGATTAAGCTGAACGGCGACGAGCGTCTGGACGAAGTCAGCTACCTCTTTCCAGAATGGCCCCTCAACGCCCTGACCGTTCTCGTCATCCGCGACGACCAGGGCGCGGACCCCATCACCATCACGCTGCCCGCGCAGGTCATCATCGACCGCGAGACGGGCCGGGTCACGCTGAAAGGCGACGCGGCCACGACCTGGCGCAAGGGCCAGCAGAACATCGAGGCGACCTTCAACGCCGGCCTCGACGCCACCAAGGACGCCGACAAGCTCGCCCACCTCGAGGTCTTGGCGCTCGTCCAGATCATGCACGACTTCCGCCGCGGCGACCGGGGCAATGAAGGGATCAGCAGCATCTCGGTCGAAGGGCAATCGGTCAGCTACATCGTGCGGCATCTCTTGCCCGATGTGGAACACGGATTGATCCAACACGCCCGCGGCGGGCCGATGGGATGAGAACAGCTTCGAGCGATGAGGACTGAGGACTGAGCCAATGCCGATGCGGATCTTTATCGAGACCTCAGAGGCCGAGCGCTACCTTGAGCGCCTGCCCACCGCCCTGCGCGACCGCGCCTTTGGGCAGGCCCTTCTGACGGCAGCCGAACGCTATGCCGATCGGGTGCGTTCCGCACTCCCGACGCGAACCGGAAGGACGCGGGCTTCTGTGAAGGTGGGACCAGTCGCCTTTGGCCGCGACGAGACCGAACCGGCGTTTACGACGGTTTTCGGCTTTGTGGTCTATTCAGATTGGATGGTGGCTCGGTTCCTCGAAGGTGGCACACAACCGCACGAGATCGTCCCGATCAGGGAGCACATTAGACGAGTCAGGGAGCGCAAGGTGAAACGGGCCCTAAAGCGCGGGAAAGAACCGCCTGAATTTGAGCCAATTGCTTCAGACCTTCCTCGAGCCCTGAAGATAGGTGGCAAGTTTTTCGCCAGCGTCGACCATCCCGGCATCGCCGCGCGGCCCGTGTGGCATCCCGAGGCCGAGCGGGCGTTCGCCGGTCTTGATGAGGATGTGGCCAATGTGGTCGATCAGGTCCTCCAGGAGCGCTAGCCATGCGGAGGGAGGTCATCCTCGCCGACGTGCTGGCGGACGTCAAGAAAATCAGCCAGGGCGAGGGCTACGCGACGGACGTGCGCTATACGAGCCGGGACTTTCGCTCGATCACGGAGCTCTTGTCCTCGCAGCTCCCGGCGCTCTTTGTGACCGGCGGCCCGGAGACCGACGCGATCTTCACGACGGAAGAAGATGAAAGCGCCCTCGATGTGGATATCCGGGCCTTCGTCGAGGCGACCACGGACATGAGCACGGCGCTGAACGCCATCATCGGCGATATCCACAGGGCCGTCATGGCGGATCGCACGCGGGGGGGGCAGGCATCCGAAACCATCCGGGTCGGGGTCATCGACGCCGACGAGGTGTCCCTGGCGGGGAAGAACCGCGTCGGGGCCCTGATCCGGTATCGGGTTACGTACCAGCGGCTGATTGCAAGTCTCGATTGAGAGGGGGGTGAGGTAAATGGCGCAGCCGAATGTTCCCTTGATCCGCCGCAGGGCGGTGGCCGCGAAGGTCGAAACGACCTACGGCGTGGATATCTTTGGTGGGACCGTCGTGGCGGCCGACGTGCTGCACGCGCGCGTGGACCGCTCGCCTGCGCGTCCCGCCATCGAAGAATCCGAGGCGTTGGGCCCAAGCCCCGGCACGCTGGGCACCCGCCAGTCCGTGCTGCTCTTCGCCATGATCGGCCAAGACCTCGAGGTCCCGATCCGGGGCGTCGTCGGGGATTATGGCGCTGCAAATCTGCCCGCCGTCGACCGCCTCCTCAAGATGGCCGGCCATCAACGGACCGACGACTTCGTCGCACCGACATCGGTCCTGTACGCGCCGCGGAGTACCGGCTTTGAATCGCACACCTTCTACACCATGCAGGAATTCGGGGTCGGCTACGAGGCCGTCGGGGGCTTTGCCAGCGGCCGGATGACGTTCGTGCGGGGCCAGGCCGGAATCGCCGCCTTCAGCCTGATGGGTAAGATCGAGGCCCAGACCGACCTAACGCTCGTCACGCCGACGGTCGGGGCCACGCCGCAGTTCCCCAAGTTCGCCGACGCCGCGCTGACCCTGAATGCCGTCGCCATCCGGATTCAGCAGCTCGTCTTTGACCTTGGCGTGGTCGTCGTGCCTCGCGCCTTCCAGAACGATGCCAAGACGGTCGAGGGGGCCTTCATCGCGGGCCGCAATCCCACGGTCACGATCGACCCCGAGATGACGACGAAGGCGGCCTTTGACTGGTACGGGCTGATGGAGGCGGGGACGCTGATGGCCCTGACGTGGCGCCTCGGCACGCTCACGGCCAATCGCATGATCATCACGGCGCCCAAGGCCCAGATCACCGGGATCTCGGAGGGGGACCGCGACGGCGCCCGGGTGCTGAACGTGACCCTGGCGCTACGCGAGGATGCCGGAAATGACGAATATTCAATTTTCTTTGATTAGGAGCTAGTGGCCCGATCGGATCGCAGAGGTGCAATCGCGATGGAGCGCATCATATCGGGTTTTCCAAAACCGATCAAGCTCATCCCGATGTTGCCGCCCCAAAGATTTCAGTTGAGCGGCGTACCGCTCCGTTTCCAAAAACATATCCCGATACATGCGCGCGCAGATGGAGAGCTCAGCGGCAGATCGTTCGGCCCGAAGGACTTCATCGCACCAGGTGATCATGTCGGGTTTCGGCTGTTCCGCGCTGAGCGCGGATGGGAACAGCAAAAAAGCGACGGCCACAATTACAGCGTACAGCACAGTGTCCTCCTTTCAATCGCAAACCCAGTATAGGCGGAGGGGTGATGAAAGTCAAGATCGGCGATCGCGAGATTGAGATCCGACCCGTCACGTTCGGCGAGCACAAGCGGATTCTGAAAGAGAGCGGGTTCAAGTGGACCGATCAGCTCGATGAAACCACCATCGGGCCGATTATCCGGGCGGGCCTGCGCGTCCAGCACGACATCACGGTCACCGATGAAGAGCTCGACGCCATGCCATCGCGGCGCGTGCAGCGGATCGTCCTCGAGCTCCTGCGCGATACGGAGACCGCTGAGGAGGTGGGTGACCCTTTTGGGACGTCGTAGACGTGTTGGCCGCGCGCTACGGCTGGACCCCGGACGTGATCGAGCGGCTGCCCCGCCCGGCCGTGGCGCGGCTGGTCAAGGCGATGCGGCGAGGAGCCAAAGACGCCGACGGAGGAAAATGGGAGTTCCTGCCCATGGAGGACTGACGGGTGCAGTGGCCACAAACGGCTAATTTAATGGCTCACACAGCCATCAACGGGTCCGGGCCGAGAATGCGTCCAATGGACCATGCCCGCTGCCGATCTGCCCATGGCGGAGGAAGGCAATAGATGGCGAGGAACCGTCGTGAGGTCGTTGTCGCGTTCGTCGGCAAGGACGAGCTGACCGGGGAGATCCAGAAGCTCAGGAACGAGCTCGGTCAGGTCAAGAACGTCGGCGGCGCGGCCGCGCAGGGCATCGAACAGATCAACCGCCAGTCGGCGGCCGCCGGCACCCAGATGCGCAACCTCGCCACCACGACTCGATTTGCCGCCACGTCCCTGCTCTCTGAACTCAATCCAGCTCTCGGCGGGGCCGTGGCCCGGATGACGTCGATGGCCAGCGTGGCCCGCTCGGCGGGTACGTCGATCAGCGGCGGTCTCGTGGCGGCAGGCATCGCCGTGGCCGTGACGGCGCTCGCCCTCTGGGTCAAGTCCACCAACGAGCAGATCGACCGCCAGGTGGAGCTCAATCGGCGCGTGAAAGAATTCGACGTAGGCGCCTTTTCCACAGACATCCGGAAGTTGTCCACAGATCTCGAGGCGACCACCCTCAAGCTCCAAACCATGTTCGGCCAGGTCCTCGCCTTCATGGATAACGTCTTCGGAGGCCTCGGCCAATTGCGTCCGGGCGAAGGGGTCATCACCCGGCTGCTCATCGGGGATCCGGGAGAGATCGAGCGGCAGCTTGCCGAGGCGCGTCGCTTGTTCGATGAGATCCGCAAGCTTCAATTCCCCGGCGAGATGGCCAAGCTGCAATCCCAGACCCTCGCCATGCGCCAGCAATTCTTCGACCGCGTGTCCGCCTTTGAGGATCCGGCGCGGCCCGGACGCACGTTCGGCGATATCGATTACGCCGAGCGGGTGACGACACTTGCGGCCGAACGCCAGCGCACCTTGGCCCGCCGCTCGCTCGACGCCGAGAAAATGACTCTCCTGTCCCGGGCTGAGACCGAGGCGGAAGAGATCAAGATCATCACGGCCTTCAACGAGAAGGAGCAAACCCTCGAGGCCGCCCACCAATTAGCCCTCTTGCAGATCCAGCAAGGCGGCGCGCAGGCGCGCATCAAGCTGACCGAGGGATGGCGCGCCGAGGGTCTGCGACAAACCCAGGCCGACGCGGGCGAGGAGCTGGCTGCATTTGAGAAGATCAACCAAAAGCGGACGCAGCTCGCGCAAGCGCTGCTCAGTGTGCGCGACAAGTTTGGTGACGAGGGGATGCTCGGCGCGATTCAGGCCTTGGGGCCGGCCATCGACGAGAACGTGATCAACAAGATCCGCGAGCTCGAGCAAGATCCCGTCCACGCGGTGAATCGCCTGACGAAGGCGTGGGAAGAGCAGCAGCGGCAGATCGAACGGGTGGCCGACTCGGTATCGAACGTCTTCTCGGACACGCTCTTTGACGCCCTCGAGGGGCGCATCACTGATTTCGGAGACGTCTTCCGGCGCACCATGATCAACGTCGCACGTGAGGCGTCCCGGGACCTGTTCCAGGGTCTGACTCGGAGCCTGTTGGGGGGCCGTTCGGGGGGTGGCGGCCTGCTCCCTTTTGACCTGGGCGGCCTGGGGCAGGTCGCCGGCGTGGCCGCCGCCGGCATCCCAGTCCTCGGGGGGGCGGGCGGATTTGGCCAGACGGCGCAGCAGATGGCGTTGGCCGGTCCGGGGTTTCCGGGCGCCTTCAGCGATCCCTTCGGGTTTCTCAGCTCGGCGCTGAGCGGGGTTGGTAGCTTCCTGAACGCGCCGTTCTTGACATTCGGGGGCTCCACATCATTCGTCGGCGGAGGAGTGGCGGGTGGGATCCAAGGGGGCTCGATGTTCGGAGGCTTGGGCGTGAGTCCAGCGGGGGCTCTTGCGGCTGGCCTGAGCGGAGCAGGGATTGGTGCGACCATCTTCCCGCAGGGTGGCATCGGCCCCATGATCGGCGGTGCCCTTGGCGGGATCGGCGGCGCGATCGGAGGGGCGGCGCTCGGTAGTGCATTAGGTATCGCCGCCGGCACGGCCCTGGGGATACTCATTCCTGGCGTCGGTGCGCTCATTGGTGCCGTTGCCGGCAGCTTCCTCAGCGATCTCATCGGCGGCGGCAAGGCCAAGAAGCAGCAGCAGGCGCTACAACTGGGCGAGAACGCAGGTGGGATCGCCAACAGCCTCCAATCGCAGGCGCAATCCTGGGCGCAGGACCATCCGATCCTGGGTCCCGTGCTCCTCGACGCGATCAACACGATCGGCAGCTATC